CTCGCTCGCTACGCCTGTGGAAACTGTTATCTTCTGTGCTCGCTGGCGCTCGCTCGCTACGTTGTTGTAAACCGCTCACTGTTACGCTAGGTGGCGCTTGCCCATCACGACTTCAAAAACTGCACATAGCTGTTACACTGCCTTAGTACAAATTTTTTTGTTACTATTTCGTATAACGTTTATTATACGCAATTGGCAATTTTTGGTAAATGAAAAAGCGGTGAACCAAAGTTCACCGCTTGATGTCATTTATTTCTTAGTTTCGTAGGTGATAGTGCAGTTGATGCCCACAGCTTCATATACGTTACTTACGGTTAAGCTTCCGTAAGTGCCGCTTTGTACGTAAAGACTGCTATCCCAACCTGCGTAGAGGGGAATTGGCACTAATCCGCCTGTATTGCCGACGTAAAGTTGAAGAAACATACTGTACTGAGTTCCTCTATTTAATGCAATGTTTGGCTCGATTGTGTACAGTGTATTAGCGGAGATGTTGACAGAGGGCGCTTCATATACGGTATCGCCATTTGTTACAGAGATTGTGCAGAGTTTTGTACTACTTTCAGCGGTTACAGCGGCATTAGTTCGGAATTGAATTTTCTTTAGCGTCATGTCAACTGTGGGCGTGATTCGTAAGGTAGGAATGAGCGGTGGGTTGTTCTGTACATTGGCGCTTGCTGGCGCATTCGTGCCAAGTGTAACAGTAGTAGTAATCACATCGTAAGAGTAACCAACATTCCAGCTACTCACAACAGCACTGCCGTAATACAGAGTATCAGAGCGTTTAACAGTAATGCTGTAAACGACCAATTTATCGTGAGTTCCGTCACCGGAATCCGTGAATGTAATACTGCGAACATCATTGTTAATGTTAAGATTTACAGTAGCAGTTGACCTGGTTGCGCCATAAAGGACGCAAAGGAAAGTAGAAGCAGTAGCGCCTTGAGCAACAGGCAGTGCGATGGTAATGGTAGAACCGCCCATCATATTCCACATAGCGGGCACAGTGCTCTGTTGATTGAAGTTTAACGCAGAACCACTAATAGCTCCAACATTGAGTGCAAAGGGTACAGCTTTCTTGCCGTTATTTAGTGACACAGCGTCACTTCTGTCACTAGCATTTTGAACTCGATAAAAACTACCTTTGTTATCGCCAACCTGCGATTCGCCAGTAGTAAGAACAGTAGTGTCGGCAGTCAGGTCAACGTCAGCTTTCATTGCGTTAACATTGCTATAAGTGTTAAGGCTAACAGCTTTAATTTGAGCAACGCTACTATTGAAATTCCGTTCGGTCTGTGCGGTGTTTGCATTAAAACTCTCAATTACTCTGTCAACCTCGCCCTGAAACTCACTGTAATCATAAGGCTGGAACTCAAACGGGAGAGCAAACAGCCCATTTTCAAGTGCTACAGCTTTAGCAGAAGTCTGAGCAACAACCTGATAGAAGGAACCACCGCCGTCACCGATAGCATTTTCGCCGCAAGTCAGCAGAGTTTCACCCAGTTTGAGCTCGGTATCAGCAACCATAGCGGCTTTGGTATCATAGCTGTGCAGAGTATCGGCATAGAACTGGCTGACAGCCTGTTCATAGCTTTCAACATTCTGGTTGTACTGCTCCACATTCTGATTATACTGTTCCACATTCTGGTTATACTGGGTAACCTGAGCATTCCAGTCAGCAGACTTAATCCAATACTCAGTATTGGTAATCTCAGTCTGTGCCGGAACAGTCTTACGGGACACATAGCTCTGGTCATTGGTATACACAACGCTCAGAGCGGCATACTCGCTGTTTTTGTCCCATGCACCAACGAATTTAGGAGCATAACGTGCGCCAATATAGCGTTTAAGTGCCATAGTGTTTAACCCCTTTCACTAGTTAAATTGATATCAATTGAACAAATTTTCCTTCACCCTCGAACTAGTGCGGACTAGTTCACCCTCCCAATCGGATTGAAGGGAGCCGATTACTCGCCGATGTTATTGTTACTGTACCAGTTCAGGTTCCCAGAGCAGAGCCAGTTTACCGTAGTCCTCGTTGTCAGGGTCAAGTTCAGTATCGAAGTCAATGAAGTCCCAAGTATCAGGAATCCACGCTTCAAAGTATCCGTCCTCGGTTAAATCGAACCAGACATACTTAACAACACGGGAGACCATAACCTGTAAGTTATTGTCAATCCACGTTGCAAGTGCCTGCACATAGGTTTCGATGTATTCACCATTGATGAGTTTCTGTACCTCATTATAGCATTCCTGAACGGTATTGTCAAGCTGTTGGATTTTCTCGTTGATGTTCTTTTCGTAATTAGTCTGCTGTGCACTGAGGTCTTTCTTGAAGTTTGCGTTTTCAGTATTGACCTGATTCTCGAAGGTATCAAGTTTATCTTGAAACGTCTGTTCAAGTTCCTCAATCTTAGTATCATAGTCTCCGTAGAAGGTTATGATTTCGTTGAACTGAGATACAGCGCTGTTGTAGGTTTCAATAACCCGTGCCAGAATCTCGTAGTCACTAGACCCGGGCAGGAAAGTATTCAGGTCGAACTTGCCCGGAATGGGGAGAAGCGGCAGAGGGGTGAGGTTTTTAAGTGCCATATTTACACCCCCTTATAGCACTGGTTAGTTACGGCAGTTTAATCCAGCCCTCAATGTGATACTCCTGAGAAGCGGCGGTAGCGGCACTCAGAGAGATGGTGATATTGTGCATACCATCCTTGGAACTGTAAGTGTCCTTAACAGTACCAGCGGCAGTTGCCGCATAGTCGGACGAAGTGTTGTACCAGTTCACTTCGGCATGTTCGCCAATATCGGGCAGATTGACACGCAGGACAGGCTGACCAGAAGCGATAACACCGGTCGCAGTGAATACAGCGTTCACGTGCAGAGCGTTGTTCAGCAGATAGCTGACATCCTCAGTAATTTTGATTTTGTCATCAGCAGGAAGAATGAAGTTAGCCATAGTGCATCTCCTTTACAAAATTCCCATGAAGCAATCTTTTACAGAATTGATAACTTCTAAATCCAGATTGCGAATAGATTCAGAATATTCTTTGAACAGTTCAGCGTAAGACTTGTTGTTCAGGCCAGACACAGTTCTGTTCCGGTTGTCATTGTGCTTACGGTCGTTCTGTGTTTTCGTGTCATGTGCGGTAGTATTGGTGGTGTTGTGTGTAGTTGTCTCTTTGCTATTGTAAGTGGTTGTGTCGGTGCTGTTACTGTTGCCAGTGTTAGTGCCATTGTTTTTGTTCTTATTGGCGTTAGACGCATAAGTGTTATTTGCGATATCACTCTCGATGTTTAACATCTGGGCAGGAGTGTCAGACGAAACATTGAGCGTGTAATCGTTATGAGAATCATTGCGTGTGCTGATATTGTTAGTAGTATCAATACCGCTTCTGGCAAGTTCGTCTGTACCAGTCATTTTGCTGGTATCGCTACCGGTTTTGGTATCCGTAGTAGCACTAGTGCCATCATCTTTGATGATTTCAGTAAGCGTACCGCCAGTATAGAACTGCCACTTCTCATTCAGAGCATTGTACAGCATATTGAAATACGGCATTTGCTCATTTAACGTGTTGTTCAGGAAGAATTTGAAGCGGTCAGGTGGTAAGCAACAGATTTCGTTGAAATAGTAGTGGTTAATGATTTTCTGATTCAGAGCTCCACGCCACTGTTCCATGTCACCAATGTCTGTAAGGAATGAAGGCACAGGGTAATCTTTCATACCAATGTCAAAACCCTCAAGACTGAGAAGTTTTCCTAGTTCAATGGTATAAGTTGCCATTACTCGTCACCCCCGTTATCATCTTCACCTCTTGCACGAACATAGGAGATAGTAGAAGCATTTTTGCTGTACTTATCGCCGTCAGTGATATAAGGTTCATTTGCCAGACGGACAGACACGTTCAGCCCCCAGAGGTCGTTAATAAGTTTGCAGGCGTGTTTACGCTGAGACAATCCAATGTTTGCCAAAGCGTTGGCCTGCTGGTCGAACTGTTCTACCTCGTCAGTGACACGCCGTTCCCGTTTGAAGTCTGCCATGCCGATACCAAGGAAAGACAGGTACTCATTGTACTTGGTAATCTTGATATCTTGCAACTGTCCAGCAACAAAAGGTGCGTCAGTACGTAAAACCATAAAACTGTTGGGGTCAAATGTGCCCTTCATACCGTAAATAACAGGAGTGTTACCAGTGTACTTCTGATACACGGCCTGAGCCGTCTGTTTCTGTTTGGTGTCAGTCAGAATCAATACCGGGGTTTTCTGCGCTCCAATGTTGACTTTGATAGTCTGGTCAATGTCATACAAGTCATGTGTGTATCTGAGCGTGGTAAGGAAAGTTGGGTACATATCCGGCGTGTTTCTGATAAGAACGCAGTCCTTAATATCAATTTCAGGAAAAGTCTCAACGGGGCTGATAGGCCGAATGTACATAGGCTCATCGTAGAAATTGATACCACGGAGAGAGCCATTCAGGCACATATATCCACGGGTTGGATGATTGAAGAATACAGCTTTGCCATACACAAACAGGCAGTATTCCAGAAAACGTTCATTAACGCTATCGGGAAGTCCTTCCCATTTGAACATGGTGCAAGCTAGAGATTTTAAGCGATAGTAATAGTCAGCGTAAGCGGCATGAGACGCTTGCTTGTCTGCAAGCTCGTTATCATAATTGTACATTTGAATCACCTCTTTAGTTGGTGAACAGGCCAACTAGCTTATCAACAATGAGGTCAAGTATTAAGCCCACAACATAACCAACTAACGCGCCGATTATTGTGCCTAAGCCGGGTAACAAATCTGTGCCGATTGTAATGCCAGCGTCAGCGCAAAATTGGACAATACCATTTCGGATTGCTGTAGTAAGGAAATCTGTGATAATAGGCTTAAAATAGCTCTGAACAACAGTTTTAGTGACAAGAACAACGGCCTGAGAAAGAATGTTCTTAGCGGCTTGTCCAATACTGATATCACCTTTAAGAACACCGCCAATAGATTGCACGACTACGTTCACAATACCGACACCTAAGTCAGCGGCAACTTGTGCCGCCTGTGGGTCTTTTACATTTGATTCAATGTAACTGGTAATTGCTGTTGCGCAACCGTGCGTTGTAACGTTAGCTAGAAAGTCGATGGAATCACGTTTTGTGTTAGTTAAGAAGATTTGACAAGCTTGTTCAACATCGCCTGTGTTGATAGCTACTGCTACAGATTGCCAGCCATTTTGTAAGACCCTGTCAACGTAACCGTCAAGATAGTTGCCAAGGCTACTTGCCAGTTCACTGTTCGGGTCAATGTCCGCTGTTGTGAAGATGTAGTCTTTTAAGCCAGCTTTAGCATTATTAACAGCAGATGTGCCAGCTGTCATAATAGCTTCACCAACTTTAGTGTACATATAGTTGATGGAGTTATTGACAACACTTTGTACAAAGTTGTTAAATACTGTGTAGAAATCGCCACCGTTTAACAGCTGATATAGGGCTTCTTCACCAGACGATTGAACGCCAGAAAGTTGGGCTTCGACATACTGTTTAACGATGTCTTTAACGTCACTATTGGTAATGCCCTTGCCAGCAATAATGCGGTTTGAAATTCCGTTTACAGTTTCATCAAATTCAGCTTGAGTAACTTTTTGTTCAGCTTCATCGCCCTCGACAAGTCGTTTAACAACTTCTATGTCTTTGTCAGTAACATACTCAGACTTAGTGTAATTAACTTGTGAGCTTTGTCCCTCTCTCCATGGAATACCCGGGAAATCGGAAATGCTGTTAGGGTCAACGCTAAAAGAGTAGCTTTTTGAGCCACCGTCGAAGTTTGTGTAATCAGTTCGTGTTGCACTGGTAAAGTAAATTTGAAAGTGAAGGTGCGCTCCACTTGATTTACCAGTATTGCCAACTGCGCCTATTTTATCGCCCTGGCTGACTTTATCGCCAACAGCTACTTTAGGAGCACTTAACATGTGCGCATATCGTGTGTAATAGCAGTTACCTGAACTATCTGTTGTTTCGTCGTGTCGAATTAGAATGGTGTTGCCCCAACTATCAGAGGTATAAGCTTGTACAACTGTACCAGCTTTACTGGCATAAATTGGAGAACCAGCAATTGCGCCCGGTGTTGATTTCACAAGGTCAAGTCCGGCGTGTGACTGCTTAAACGCCTGTGAGCACTTCCAAGTGCCAACGCCTAAAGGAAAGACCCAGCTATTAGTAGCATAGTAGCCAGTGGGAATGTCGTTGACGGCGTTCGAGTTTGTACCTTTGCCAGAAGTTGCGCCTTGCTTTAGCAACAATGTGACGTAGTCGTAATTGTTAGCTTTGAAGTTGTTTTGTTCAAGCCAAGGATTTAGCTTCTTGATTTGGTCAGGGGTCATGCCAACCATGTTTCCGATATTCTCAATATCGTTTCGCCAGCTGGCTGTGTACTGGGGTTTCATTGTGACATATACAGCATTATTGCTGGTCATAGTCTGTTTTAGACCTGTTAAATTTTCGTCAGCAGATGCCATATAATCACCACCTTATACAATGCCGTTAGACTGGCTAAAGTTTCCGTAGGTTGCAGTGTAAGACCAGAAGAAAATGCCGTTGTTGAATGCTCGTTTGATAATATTCATATCATCGTCTGGGAAATTGCCATTGGCATTCAGTCCGTTAGTCTTGATGTAAGTCCAGCTTGCTCTAGCGTGAAGATTGATAGAACGGTACTCGGACTGTTTATAGCCGTATACAGTTAGGTATTTATCAATGCGTTTTACAATGTCAAGAGGGGGCACTTTAAAGCCGTAGCTCATAGCAGTCTTGCCACTAGCAAGAAATATGTTTGAAGATGCAACGCCGCCGACAGCGGGAGCATTGTAATTTTCAGAGATAGCAGTAAGGTCTTGGGTGATTTCATCGATACCTCTGTCATATTGATAAACTTTGGCAATAGATAAACCAGTCTGCGTACCGCTTGAAATCGTTCTTGACATTCCACCTAATGCAGTTCCAACAGGGTCTTTAATAAGTTTAACAGGGTCAAATGCGCTAATCAGGTTACTAACTGTATCTAGTGTTCCTGTAACAGCGTTTGACATATCTTGCGCATAGTTCATGGTTCTTTGCATTCCAGCCCGTTGCTGATAAATAGAATTACTTGCGCTGTGTAAATTGTAGTCATTCTTGTACTGATTGTATGCCCACGTACTTTCGGGAATGACTGCTGTAAGCGTCATTGGCGTGACTTGTGCAGTGCAGTAATTGTTCACAACAGCGCCAACAGTTCCGGTTGTCTGGTCAACAGCTATTTTAACAGTAATGTTGTTTCCGTTGATGTACTCGGGATTGAACTCCATCTCTTGGCCGTACAGCATAACATAAGCTGTGATAAAAGCACCAGAGAGTAGTTTCTTGTTAGTAGGTGTGTAAGACGTAATACCAGAGTTAGTTACGCAGTCAAGGTGATTGGGGTGCTTGGAATAAGTAACTTGGTTATCATGGTTTGCAGGATACTGCTGTAAGCGAGAAACAGCATTGGCAAGGCCTTGCCGAACCATTGTTCCCAGCCATGTATTTACAGTAGCAACACTACTTGAAATATTGATAGGCTGAGTGAGATAACCAGAACCAGAAAAAATGCCGTTGATTTTTTCAGAACCAAGCGGAGAGCCATCTGTATAAGTAGTGGAGAAGATAGCAAGCATATTGGGAGTTAAATCCTGTGTGCCGATTTGGAAATAACCACCATTACCAATTCCGCTGAAATCCTCTGGCACAATGTTATCGCCTGCAACATCGATATCACTATGGCATCTATCAACATAGCTGTCATAATAAGTGATATCGAAGAACCACGTTTGTATAACATCTGTGCTCACATATAGCCTGACAGAGCTATTGCTAGCCCACTCAATTTTGTCAATGAATGCATAGAACCATTTATTAGTGAAATTGTTGTTCTGGTACATGATGTAGTTGCAATTGTACAACTTATCGACTTCGCCCTCAACAACAATCGTGTTATTCTTTCGGATATATTGGAAGTTCTCGAAAGTCTGGACTGTTTTGCCTAAGAAATAGGCAGTCTGAGTTTCACGGTCTGGGAACCACAAAGTGTTTCTATAATCACTTTGAAGCGGCGTGCTCAGTAACCGCAATGCTGTAACAGGTGTAAACATAATATACCTCTCTTGCCCCTGTCCCGCCCTCGCTGGTCTAAGGTACAACCAGTTACCGTAAGAGAGAAAAAATTATGGAGCAGTTACGTTATGAGGTTAGCCCTCGATGAATGCCCACGCATTTGCAAACGGACTGCAAGCCATAGTCTCCCAATGATGCAGGAAGTAGGTGCGGCTCAGAGTGCTTGCATTGTACGGGGTCTCAGCCATCTGGAACCGATTGTCATGGGTTCGCAGGAATGTGTTGTCAGCGATGATTGCCAACGTCTTTGCGGCGTCACCAGTATCGCCAAAGCTGTCTACCATCACCTGACGGCCAAGGAAGTCAGCTTTAGACATATTGAATGCCTTAGCCAGAACCTCAACGTCAGTGAACGCGGCAACATCGGCACGAACCAGAACACTGATACGGTCAGGAGAAGTCCAAGTGGTCAGCGGGGTAGCGTTAGCCACACCCTGTGCGGTAGCCATCTTCTGATAGCAGTTGTATGCAGTACTGGGGAACTGGAACTGAAGATACTTTGCACGCAGGTCGGTAATCAGAGTCTCAGCGAAAGCCTTATGGTCGTCACCAGCAGTCAGCGTGGTTTTATTGATATTGCCATCGTTGATTGCCTGTCCAACAACACCCTTCATCAGCTTAAATTCGTCAATGTTGTCACCACTGGTCAGAGTGTTCAGAATCATCGAAACGAAGTTGTTGAAGGTGTCAGCATTGGTAAAAGCGCCAGTCAGAACAGCGTCATAGATAGTCACCTTGTACTTGTCCTGACGGTTACGACGATAGTAGACCGTCTTAACGTCAGGAGAAGCAGGAGACAGAACGTCGCTCATTGCCGTGGAATCATAGGGAGTAGCCACAGCAGGGTTAGCGATAGAATCCTGCACGTCAGTGCCATACGGGATATCAACACCCTTAAAGATACGCAGGGGGTTGTCATAGGTCATGTTGTGCGCTTCCTGAAACAGAATGCGGTTCACCAGACCATTGATGAACTCATTCATAAATGGAGTGTACTGCATGATAGCGCCACCAGTTGCCTGCAAAGTGGCGTTAGTTGCCAGAGGAATGTTATCTTTCAGAGTAGAGCTGGTTTCGATAACAGCATTGATAACATCAACAGCAGTTGCCATAGTTTGTCACTATCCTTTCTAAATGTTTGTATTAACCTTTGAGGTTAAGTCTGCCACCGTTGAACAGTCGATTAACGGGGTCTTTGTCCTCTTCGGGACGAACGCCAGTTTTAAGCTGTTCCTCAGGAACGGTAACACGAAGGAAAAGATTCATGTTATCTTCTTTCAACTTGGCGTTCTGAGTAGTGAGGGAATCCACGTTTTTCTGAGCCGCCGCTTTAGCGGCAATCTCTTCACTGAAACCGGTGGTGAGTTCTGCCAAAAGATTGGTAATTGCTCCTTGGTCAGCGTTCTCGCCAATGTGGGAGATAATTTCCTGTGTTTTGGCATTGAAATCGGCAAGCTCCATAATTTTGCTCCTTTCAAGTCTTTAAGTGTAAGAGTGAGAGAAAATCTCTCTGCTGGCGAACCAGCAACGTTATTTAGAAGTGCGGTAGTCCCAACGTGACTTGCCCTCTCTTACATCCACATGAACAAAGGTGTTGTAAATGCCTAAGCCGTGCGAATTAGGGTATTTGGAATTGAGCCATGTGTAAAGCTGTAACGGTGTTACACCTTCAATCCAGATATCAGCGGCATTGCCAAAGATATGCTGAGATTTGGGGCTTGCGTCCTTCTGTTGTGAATTGTACTGGACTGTGCGGTAGGCTGAGTTGATGTGGAGTGGTTTGTTGTAGTGATTGCGAATGAGTTCAAGTAAATCTAAAAGTGCTTTGTTGAGCACAATGACACGGGATAAGTCTTTGCACCGAAATTCGTGCGCTTTGAAATGTGGGGAAAGCTGTTCATCGTGGTTAAGGGTGTAGTCGAAAACATAATATGATTTAGTTTCCATAATGCACCTCAAGTTCTATACCATGTGACATCTCTATACGCAACACCGTTATACATCGTATATGTTTCGTCAAGCTTAGTCCACGAACCACCAAGATAAGTAGATGGATTAGTAGCACTGGCATGTAAATAGCACCCCGGATAAAAACTTGGCCCAGTAGCGCCAGTTGGCCCTTGTGGCCCAGTTGCGCCAGATGGCCCCCGTGGGCCTGTTGCGCCTGTTGGTCCTTGCGGGCCAGTAGCACCAGTTGGGCCTTGCGGGCCTGTAGCACCAGTATCTCCTTTAGGGCCCTGTTCGCCAGTATCACCCTTTGGCCCTTGTTCACCCTGTGGCCCAGTTGCGCCTGTATCACCCTTATCGCCTTTTGGCCCCTGAGGGCCGGGTGCTCCATCTGCGCCGTTTTTACCTGCTGGGCCTGTCGGGCCTCTGTCACCAGTTGGGCCTTGAATACCTCTTGGGCCATTGTTGCCCTGAACACCTCTTGGGCCTTGTGGCCCTTCTGGGCCAGTATCGCCCTTGGGGCCTTGAGGGCCTGCTGGGCCTTGTAGGCCTGCTGGGCCTTGTGGGCCTGCTGGGCCGGGCAATCCAATAAAATCACCGTCACGAATACCGTTCATCAAGTCTGTCAAAGCATTCTGTGCTTTTAGAGCTGAATCGCTGGCAACCTTGGCGGCGGCTTTAGCCGCTTCTGCTTCTGCGTTGATTTCATTAACTAGCTGTACCCATGCAGGAGTTCCGGGATTAGGGGTGTTACCGTCCTGAATACCAGAGTTTGCGCTCACAGTATATGGTATATCAGCGGTTGTTAAAGTAACCGTCCCATTCGTTCCTTCAACGGTGATTTTCCCGCTTGTTGCAGTAGCAGTAATCAGAGAAGGAACAATAACATAGTCATTAACAAACAGCTGTGCAGGCGGGTCTTGATTATTTGCTGTGTGGAAGAAAGCTCGAACAGTAAGATTTTTCCAAAGCTTACTGCGAACGATGTGTAAACGATAAACGTTAGCGTTGTTCTGATAGCCAAAGTAAATGTTGTTGCGCCACTCGGTGGGGAAGATACGAACACCACCATTATCAGATAATAGCAGTTCAACGTCAATCATCGTTCTCACCTTCTTTCTTGTTCAATGCAGACAGGAACGGAGCGACCAGTTTAACCAACTCGGGGTTAATCTGCCCCAGATTTTCAAGGATGGAAATAGCTTCCGTTACGATAACCAGAGTGCAGATAGTTGCGGCGGCGGGGAAATTGAAACCCATGTCAACATACGACATTGCATAATCAGCCAGATAGCCGAACGCAATGAACAGCATGAAACTGGTTTTCTTGTAAATCCCTTCCCTTGCCTTTGTGGAGTTCAACTCTTTGTTTTTGACTGCTTTCAGCACTCCGGTGAAAACGTCGATAAGCATAAAGGCCAGAGAGAGTTTTACTTCCACTGGAACGGAATAGACGGCATTCATAAGCTCACCCCCTTTCCGGTCTAGCTTCTATAATTATTATACCATAGGTAGTTGAAAATTGGAAGTAGGTATGTTATAATTATTTTAGAGAGAAAAATGTTCCACGTGGAACAAATAGGAATAATTCCTAAAAGGAGCTGAGAGAATGGGCGATTTCTACGACGGTACAAAGCTGTTATCACTTATGGATGTAAATGGTAACAAGCCTGAAATCTATATGTGCACCACAAACCGTTCAGGCGGTAAGACTACATGGTTTAACCGATATAGCGTGAAGCGATTCATCAACTACAAAGAGAAGTTCATGCTTCTGTATCGTTTCAACTATGAGCTTGACGGGTGCGCTGACAAATTCTTTAAGGATATTGGTCAGCTTTTCTATCAGGGGCATTCCATGACTTCTCAACGCAGAGCGGGTGGAATTTACCACGAATTGTTCCTTGACGGTGTTCCTTGTGGATATGCTGTCAGTATCAATGCCGCAGACCAGATTAAGAAGTATTCGCATTTCTTTTCAGATACTTGTCGCATGATTATGGACGAATTTCAGAGCGAGACAAACCATTACTGCGCAGATGAAGTAAAAAAGTTCCGTTCTATTCATACTTCTGTTGCCCGTGGACAAGGTTCGCAATCTCGTTATGTCCCCGTCTATATGCTATCTAACCCTGTTACATTACTGAATCCCTACTATGTGGCAATGAATATCAGTTCTCGCTTGAATGACAATGTAAACTTTCTTCGTGGAGTTGGCTGGGTTCTTGAACAAGGATACGTTGAAGCGGCCAGCAAAGCACAAGCTGAATCAGCATTCAATAGCGCATTTAGTGGCGATACATATGATGTGTATTTGACACAAGCCGTTTACCTCAATGACAGCTCTGCGTTTATTGAACGGCCCTCTGGCGCTTCTCGTTATCTGGGAACTATCCGTTACATGGGTAAAGATTATGGCTTGCGTGAGTTCCCTGATACAGGCGTTATCTATTGTGATGATAAGCCTGACTTGACATACAAATTCAAGCTTGCTGTAACAACAGACGACCATCGTGTGAACTATGTTATGCTCAATGCGTACAAAATGTTCATTGACCAAATGAGGTATTACTTTGACCGTGGTGCATTCAGATTTAAGAATCTGCAATGCAAGGAAGTAATTCTCAAAGCACTTTCCTATTAAGCTTATCCCGCTGAGACAGTAGCACTGATACAGGTGGATTTGCAACGGTGATGAACCGTCCGCTATGTAGTTTCGTATCTGCAATGCGCTTTACTACACCTCAGCGTCAGGATATAGAAAACCCCTCTTGCCGTTCCGTTAGGTTCGACTTGAGGGGTTTGTTTTATACGCTTACAAGCAGAGCACGCTGAATGATATTCATTTACAGTCTCAATGCCAACACTGCCGCAAGAATCAACAATACGTCAAAGATATAAATAGATTTATCAATCTTGTATTGGTCTTTACACACTGTGATATAGATTGAATAGGATGCCGCAATAGCAAATATAATGATTCCGCTCATTTCTTTTGTCCCTCATTATTCTCTTTAATTGCCCAGATAGTAAACCCTGAGCCTGCAACGATAGCTGTAAATGTTTTGTCTGTATCAACGTGATACATGAACACTTTAGACCTTAGCATATCATTGGACAAAGAAGCGACTCTAATTGCACCATCATTGATGCCGGGAAGGTGCACATACTCTTTATTCAATGTATATGCAACGTACATCAAACTGTCTTTGGATAAGCACTTTCTGTCATAGTTTTCGCCCGGAATCCTGATAAGTAAATGTTTCTTTTGGATTCTGGACTTTGCAACACCCTTTGCTTCTGGAAACACACCATTACCCATTTTGTGTTCCCCCTTGTTGTAAGCACTCGCCTTTCTTAATTGCTGTAATACGGTGGAAAATGTACCAATCAGTCGGTTTAGAGACGTAGTGCTCAATATGGTACTTACAATCTACACGGTCACAGCCGCCTGTTCGACTATCATAAGAGTAGTCACAAATGTCAAGTAATTCTTCCATTACAATACCTCTTCTTTCTCGAACATATTATTCACCTCGAAGGACAATTAACACATGGTCAAATGCGCCGTCTGTCACTGGACAGGTACGGTCTGGCATAATTGTTGCAAATACTACAACAGTTCTATCTTTGTACTGTGCCCACTGTTTTGGCTTGCCCATTTCAACTTCAACAATTTTATCACCGTTTTCATACCACAGTTCTGCTGTTGTATGCTCATCGATATCACTCCACGAATGCCACAATTCTAATAATGTAATCATCTCACACACTCCTGCACCTGTATCCTTACTTTGTCTTTACGAACCTCAAACGTGCCTACATGCAAGTTGCGCCACCTGTTAGGCATTGGGTCAAATCGTCCACGATATACCAGCGTAAAGAAACTCCACAACTCAAATTCACATTTCCAACCGCAGTTCTGACAGCGCTTGTAAAACTCTTCAATAGTCATGCTATTACCCTCTTTTCATCGTAAATTTGAATAGAAATTTTATCCTCTACATAGTTCATGCTGAAGGCGTGAACATGGGAATTGCCGAATACCTTTACTGCTTCTTCGTAATAGGTGTATTCATAAGTTCTTCCTACGCCAATCTCGTAGACCTCGACAGCTGTAAATGGTGTCCAATCTTCGTTCGTGTTCCATAAGTCGATAACTGTCATTGTATCACCTCATAAAATAGTAATAAGCCAATGCTTTACTGAATGGAAACTAACGTCAGTTGGAGTAGCATGAAAAATTGTAGCATCTTTAATGTCTCTAGGTATTTCATCATAATGTAAATCTTTATAAACTATTCCAGAACCCATGCTACGAATACTGTATGTTGCACCATTAAAAGTTGCAATATTTTTTCTAATTTCTCGTATAGTCATATCATCACCTCATTGTAAAATCAGTATCGACCAGTAGAACGCCGCCTTTAATCCTTCTTGGCAGTAACTTACCCGGAACTGTTAGCCCCGTTTTGAAGTCTTTGAATGTTCTTGTCTTGCTAAGGAATGCAATCTCTTCTGGTGTTAGCTTTGATTCACTAAGTTCCTGTTCTTCGTTTCTAGGATTCACGCCATTTTCAATGTCCTCTACAACCTTTGGATTAAAGGATTCTGCAAACAAGTCTTTACACTTCTTAGGCATACCAGCGCACTTGATATTGTAGTAGGGATTTTCAATTTTCTCTAAGTCCTCTGCCACAACATGCTCAATGTATGTCTTTTGACGTACAAACCAACCGACATCCCAACTGGATTCTAGTTTCCAGCAACAAAAGTTTGTCGGGTGTACTGTAATGCCCTTTAATTGCTCAGGCGGCAAGTCACAGTGTATACTGTCTGTATCTGCATAGATGAATCCAGGTTTGTCTTTTCCGTAATAATTTTTCTGAGCCGCTCGAATGGTAAAGTTGCGGGCATAACTAGTGATAGCTGAACCGACTGGTATATATCCGGGTTTCTTGTCATTTTCGTCCACCTCATAGAATCCAACTGAACCATCCTCTTTTTCAAATGCCACTTTGAAAGAGCTGTTCATACTGGATGCCATCTTTCCGTATAAGTTATTTAAGAATAATTTTGCTAATTGTCGCATAGCACCTTTGCTTGTTTTCTTTATTGCGGCATATTTGTTGATATATTCATCAAATAGCCCTATTGTTGAATCGAACTCACAGTAATCAAGTAATTCATAATCAACTAAATCATAATGTTCACGCAGTAGAATAAAGTCGGTTTGAGTTAATGTCAGTTCAACTCGAGTATCGTGTAAGTTGCCGTCAATGTCGTAATATTCAGAGCGTGGGATTCCGTCTTTGCCTACAATATCTGAGCTTTCCAATGCTTCTGTTCCCTTGTACATCCACGAACCTTTAATCTGGACAAACGGCAGTTTTCCGGGTTTCAAGTAGAATCTAGTTTTAATTCTAAAGAAATAGAACTTTCCGTACTCCCACAGTTTCTTAGGTTTCTCTAGTGGCTGAAACCAGAATGGGTCATACTTAATAGGACAATTGATTGAATCAAAAACGTCGCCCTCTGGCGCTTCAACATGAACAAATTTTGGAACGCCTATTGGATAGTCAGAGCCAGAGTCCGAGTGCATAACCGAGGGATATAAGCTGTTCACGTCAGCTGTAACACCGTCTTTATATTCCTTGCACTCTTTGCCCTTTACTAAGTAGCACCAGCCGCCCTTGTATGATTTGTGAATCCAGTCACCTGCTGTAGCTGAACCATACACTTCTGGGTCAAGCGGTATCTGGTACATATCCGGAAACAACGTTTTGTAGTCGTCTCCAATTGTTGCGCCTTTTCTAAACTCGTCCAAACAGCAGGAACCGATTGTCAATTTCTTGTGGCCCTCAGAGAACATAAATTCCAATGCTTCTTTGATAACAAGAACGTCATTTGCGATGTACTTTAACTCTTCTGGTGTAATCGGGCAACCTTCGTATCTGTGGCCCTTGTACTCCATATCAAGTTTTTGGTGTTTCGTCTTAAAGCTGATGCCGATTTGCTTCAAACTGAATGGCAACAGTTTCAAGCTATCTCGTAACTCGATATAGTGCCCATTCACTTTGATTGTCATTGTATACCATTGACCCATATCTGAGATAACGTACTTGAACGACTTGTCAGGCATTTCCCAGTTCTTTTTGAACTTGCCAGATTCACCGTCTGGGCCAGCGTCAAAGGCTTGTTTGAATTTGAGTTCATATAGCAAGTAGGAGAGCCAGAAGTTACCATCAAATTTGAGGTTATGGAAGTATACCACAATGTTCTCGTTCAGTGATACATAGTAATCATACAACTCACCAATAGAATGGAATACCATAACGTCCTCTGTCCACAGTTCTACGCTAGCGGCACTCCAAACCTCAGTAGCCGTCTGTTGTCTCGTATTCTCTTCTACTGTTGTCTCAAAGTCAGCACTGAATGTGCGCCACTTCTCAGAACGTGACATTGGTTATCATTCCTCGTAATCTTCAAATTGGCCTTCAATAACCTCTTGCATATCACTAATTCGGTGTCTAATATTGCCCGGCTGTCTATCTGACGGCAGAAAAATTTTTAGCACAGTCTGCAAAGCACTAGCGGCATTGCCTGCATAACCAATTGCGGCAACAATGGACGCTTCTTGCAATTCGGCATAGTTGTCGTTAATACGTCGGGCAACTTCTTGTACACCTTCTTTCGATACAAGAGACTGAAAAGCGGCACGCATTTCATAGATGTTTCCTCTGTTGCCCTCTACCATTTTCTCTTTACCGTAATTTCTATCACCACGATAACTAGGTGAATCCCATTCTGGGTGCATCGTGTGCCACCATGAATCATCAATAGCAGTGGCCGGCGACGAAATAACATTATGCAAGAACTGCTCAAACTGCCCATAAGCATTCATATCAACAAACGTCTGCTGAACTGTCTCAGCAACATTGTCTAGCATCACATCAAGCTCTTTTGCAGGCTTTGGAGTATCACGATAAATCGGACTTGTTGCGTAACTGGCATACCGCTCAATAGCTTTTTCACCTGATATCGGAACGCCACTTGAATTCTCTGCATACACATACTCTTTAACCTTGTTAGGGTCAGCAATCATACGTTGCATTCTCTGCACATCTCGCAACCGGTATTTGTCCAAGTCAATTAGGCGCTGTAACTGCGGCGTAACCTCAGCTGTACCACCTTCAGAACGCACATCCTGAATATACTCATTCACTTTAATCAACAGCTGTTCTTTTGCTTGTCGCAATTCCCTTGCATGCATAGCGGCTGTTCGCTGTCTATGATTCATAGTTTGTTCATCTCCCTTATAAAATAAACCCGGCCAGTGAATGGCCACCGACCGGGATTATAAGTGATTTTACAGAAAAAAGCCTTTCTGTTGTATTTGGATGTTATTTAGCCGTTCACAACACAGTCGATGTATTCACGGCCATTCTTGGAAGTGCCCACAGCAACAGTGATATCATGGAACTGCTCACCGAACTGCTCGAACATTGCAACTGCGCCCTCAAAGGAACGGCAGAAGGTTGCAGAGTTGGTGCAGTAGGAAACGCCGTCAGCAGTGGTCAGGGCCAGCAGTTTCTGCTCCACGCCGTCCTTATTGGGCTCACTGTACAGAACCCACTTGTCCAGCGTAATGTTCTGGCCCTTGATATCGGTCAGCTTTTTGCGCTCGGGGGACTGAATGAGCTTGTACAGGTCGAGAGAAGTTGCGATGTTGTTAGACTTAGCAATGATATTCATAGTGTTACTCCTTTATTGTTATCAGATGTTTGTGAACGGGTACAGAACTTACTGAGCGTTCTCGTCAGACTTCTTGGTGCGCTTGCCGAACTGAGCCGCTTCCTCGGGGGTGATGTCGTTTTCCTCAATGACCTCGGCCTTCTCAAACCAGTCAGCGGCGGTCATGCCATACGTCTTGACCTTGCAAGACAGGTCAGTAACGGCAACGGGGTTGAACTCGTCGTTTTCCCAAACCTTCTTAACGGCCTTGAGAGCGGCGGCATTGTCAGCGAAAGAACCCTCGAGAATGGCGGTCATATCAACGACCTCGAACGTGTTCAGGTTTACGGCCTTGACAGTTGCAGTGGTAACGATAGACCGACGGGTGATAGCATACTTACGCATAGTTGTTTACTCCTTTGTTTTGTGTTGTTGTCAGCGTATAAATTAGGGATGGAAGTGATTTTCCCCACACTTATTGTACCATAACAAGGTACAAATGAACATGGACTTTTGTTGCGTTCGGGATAGAGATTTTATACATCCGATTTATGGGACTGCTAATCTTTGATAAAAATTTAACAATCGCATACTCCGGAATTGGAAATCTAGGGCGGCACTTTTAACAGTTTCAACATAGTTTTCAACATCTCCCTTCTCGTGGTGTTTCCCACGTTAGTACCCTGTACCGTGGTACAGGATACCGGCCTAGGAATCACAAGTCGAACAACAATTCAGCTTTGCGGTAGGTTAGGCAATCAAGCGGATAATTAGAACCCTCTTTAACTAACCAGATGGGTAAACCTTCATCTAACAGATAGTTCATTGCATCGGTAGGGGACTTGAACCGATTTTCAACGCTAGGATAGAACGCTACATCGGGTTCATCAAATACCCTAGTATCAGTGGTGTAAAACGTGTGTAAAAGCTGTTCCTTCTCATAGTTCTGCAACAGGTACTTGTAGTACCGGTGCGCCAACTGGGAACCATTCAGGCGTGCACTCATTTACCGCAATCCCCCTTTGCATCCATGTAGCCAGACAAGTAGGACAAGATTTCATCCAAGTCCTTTGCCGGATTAGTAGGCACATCGGCTTTGACCGCAGACCGGGCCAAAGACAGGGCGTTGTACAACTGTACTAACTCAGCCGCTTTGTAGGCTTTAAGGTACAATCTAATCATGTATTACCACCAGCCTTTCCAAATGCCGTAGGCACTAATAGCGGCACCAATACCCAGCATAATGATAATAGGTGCAATGCACTGCATGTGATAGATATTCATTCTGCATGAACCTTCTTTCTCGTGGTAATTCCCACGTTAGTACCCTGTACCGTGGTACAGGATACCGGCCTGGGAATTACAACATCTGAACCATGCGGCCAATATTACCATTTCTTACCATAGCACTGGTACTTGTTGCAGAAATCAGAAATGCAAACGGCACAACCATCCATGCGCAAAGTGCAACCAACACCCAGCCGCTTGAGTTTATGATACTCGTTAGTTCCGAACAGTTCCGTGGTGAACCGGTTAACGTGCCGGGCTGTCGTAGCACTACAATTGACAGGATAATTCACCTTGATATCGGCGTCACACTGGTGATGCTGAACAGACAAGATAGTGGTAGTATAAGACACCAAGCGAACTTCCTTTACATACCCAATATCATCAATGAAAATTTCAACGTGACACTGCGCGGTGGGCATAGAACGAAGATGGAATTTTTTAATCATAATAGTACACCTTTTCAATGATACTTGTCGACGCTTCTGTGATAATTCTTGCATTCAGGCCCAATTTACCGGCGCCCTATTGACTTGCCATCATCAGTATACAAGTTGTCATCTTGTATAGACCGGGTTGCCCCCCGGTTTCGGCTTTTAGATGTCGAGGAAATATTTTACAAACCAAACATTGCGTTCAACGTCAAATCCCTTGTTGATAATGCACCAACTCTTATATTTGCTCAAGTCGTATGAAGCACAAATAGTGCCATCACGCCAGAGGTACATGTCCTCACGATTGAACGTAACACTGTCACCATTGGACTGTGTGATTAAGTCCCAGCCATCGTGGAAAATGGAAACCCAAACTTCAGACTCGTAATTAGACTTTTTCATAATAGAACATCCCCTCAATGTTTTGTTGTGATTCAATTTAGTGGTTTCTTTCCACCTCTATT